CTACAATTTGACCATAGGCAGCTAGCGTCTTAGTTTTAGTTACTTTAATAAAGACACGAGACTTTTCTGCTGTCGTAAATTTAATATCTTGTCCGTACAAACCTCTATAATTACGATAAGATTTTAACCAACGCTCTTCATCTGTATCACGGTAGTCTTTTGCACGAGAAAACTTTTCCTGTACGTACCTAATGATAGGACTGTTACCAGCACTGTCTTCTTCTGAAGAAACGTTAATATCCTCCATAGCAAGTCCTTGGTCTTCAATTAGTGTACTGTCTTCTTCTTCAGCCATTTATTTTTCCTTAATACCCAAATGTTGCATCTGCAGGTGTATATCCTTTAGTTAATAGAGTAGAATCAAAATCAAATACATTAAATCTTGGTCTTGTCATTACACCATAGCGCAATGCATCATATAAATGATCTTCTGATTTTGTATCCACATCTTCAGAATTACTTTTATCTAATGGTATAGACGGTAATTGGGATATAATATTTACACAATTACTAAAAAATACTAGTCTTGGTTCTTCTGTAAACTCGTCCACTTGTAAACGTCTGTGTATTTCGTTTTTACCAGATACACGACTACCCTTACTTCTATCTGAGGGACGCCATCTACAACCTTTCATAATCATTTGTTCAGCTAGGCTAGGTCCAGTGTCACCTCTTTTATGCCACAAAGAACTATCTAATACACCATACTTAATTGTACCATCATGTTGTTCCATATCTAAAACCATGTCTGCTAGATCAGTAGCTAAAACTTTAGACACATACAATTCTCTATAAACAATTAATTGTTCATCTGGTGCAACAGTAAGCCAGACTACTGCACTATGTGAACCATACCCATAATCACATGCTCTAAACTTAACCCAGTTAGAAGGAATGTTAAAGGGTTCGACTACGTGTATTTCTCTATTAAACTCCGTAAAGGCTGCACCTTCTTTTATATCCCAATCGCCATTTAACAATTGTCGTCTTTGTTGTTCAGGTAAAGATAAAAGCATTGCTTCATAATCACCGGACTCTGCTAGGTAGGGATTATCTGCTAGTATGGCAGGTATAAACTTACGCTTAAATAAAGCATCTCCCTCTTTCTTATGTCCTTCAGGATAAAGCAACGGCTTGCCTGTTTCAATGTCAGTGGCATTAAATGCTTTATTTGATGTAGCAGGATCAATAAACATTTTCTTAACCCAACCATGTCCCCTACCACCGGGGTTAGTTGTTGCCCTCATATAGATAGGCAAATCTGGGGCAGTGGATCGTAGACGAGAGCGCATGTAGTTCCACGCGAATGGAGTAGCCCATTGTGTCAACTCGTCAAAGCCTATCCAGCTAAACGCTAGACCTTGGTATCGCGCTGCGTCATCATCCCTATCTAAGTAGGACATCCACAAACGCGCACCAGAAGGCGCGACCCACTGCATCTTTCTTTCTGACCACTTAATACCCGGCCAAATTTGCGGGTATAATTCTTGTGACTTAAATATTAGCTCTCTTAATTCTTCTGTTGTATGGCGTAGTAACAAGCCGCTAAAGCTTGGATGACCCATGTAACGTAAAGGATCAGCTAACATAGCGTAGGATTTACCTCCACCTGCTGCTCCACCATATAGTACTTCTCGTTCACTAGCAGCTAAAAATTCAGTCTGTGGTCCTTCATTAGGTTTAAAGATAACAACATGTGTATCTTCTATGGAGTCTTTTTTAGCTATATGTATTTTACTTTGCGGTGCTTCTTGCACCTGTTCTTTCTTCTTCAATGGCTTGCGCTTTGAGGATTGCCTTTTCCGCATAGTCTGCCCATCTGCGGAGGCTTGTAGCTTGATCTTTACGCTGTCGCTCATGGGCTAATCTTTTCCTTAATCCTACATGTGATATATAACGATCAGTACGAGTACTTAACCAGTTAGCTACTTCTCTATACGAATATTGTTTTATATATTTTCTAGCTTGTTCTAAAGCTTCTAATTCTAAAGGTACAGGTAGTAATAGTTCTTTATCTTCAGTGTCTAGTATATACCCAAAAGGAATTGTCCTAGCAATTCGTGGTATTTTTAACCATTCACCTTCATCTTTTAAATCTGTAGGCTGTGGTAATTTCCAGACACCTACTTCTCTATTCATCATCCGTTGAATTTTTAGCTGGCAATAGCATTATACCACCAGAACTTTCTACATGCAACTTCTCAGTTTTAACTAAACCACTTCTATCTAGAAGGTCTTTTGCAGCAGACATCTTTTCTTTTATACCTAGTTCTGTTGGGTCTGTGATACCACTAACCATAGCCATAGCTGCTTTAGGAGCATTACGAGCCATGTATAGCTGCGTAGCTTCTAGCACCTCATCTCGTAAGCCTTTGATGATATCTGTAGTACTAGTACCTTCTGAATACCCAGCCAGCAATTTAGCTTTTACTACATCCCCGTCTGCCTTATCAAACAGTACGGCAAGAAAGGCTTCTTGTTTCTCTGTTAAATTTTTGCTCATTCTATTTAATTCTTTTAGCTAGGCCACTCTTACGAAGGTCTTTGTAGCCATGTCTATAAGCTGGTCCTACTAGCATGCCCTTTGCTGCACCTTTACGCTTTTTAGGTGGCGTAGTTAATTCAGGCCCTGTAGCTTTTTTCATTCTAATTTTCTTTTCAGCCTTTGCTACACGAGCTAAATACTCCGCTTCTGACATATCTAGGCCGTGTTTTTTCCTCATTGTAGCATTAAACCACTTCGTAAATTCTGGGCCAAGTTTTTGGTCTGACCCATACTGTCTACTACGCTGGGAGGTAAGAAAAGTTTTTAGGCCCTTATATTTGCCAGTCTTCTTATCATAAAATTTTGCTGGAATAAGACCAGCATCTTCATAAGCCTTTATATCAATAGCATCTCCTTCTTCTTTATTTTGTTTTTTCTTGTCTGCCATCTTAATTATCCTTTTTCTTTAATTTAAGTATGTGCCATAATGCATGGAATGAGCTAAGTTAGTTGCTCTACTTTTTACTTGCTTTGCCCATTTAGAATCTAGCATTTCATCTGCTGCTTTAATATAGTCCTGCTGTTCTAATGCAGCCCACATGTTAATAAACTTGCATAGTCTAGGTACACCCATGTTAAATGCCATATCCATTAGTACTAGTTGTCTAACAGAATCGATATGTTCAATAATAGGTTTTACCTTAGACAATTCCTTTTCTACAATACTAATATCTGTTTGTAAAAGAAAGTATGCATCCTCTTCTGTGATACCTTTTTCATAAATTTCTTCTACTGTTTTAGCTATTACATGCAGTTCAAGTTCAGAGAAGCCTCTATCTTTAACATTTCTTCCAATACCAATTGTATCAATACCTAAACTATCTTGATACACTTTCAACATAAGACCCTCATGTTTTACAAGTTGTTTAATTAAAACAGTAGTATTGAAAGACAGCATCTACTTTTTTCTACGAGAGGTAGAGGATGGCTTACCTACGTACAAACCAAAAAAAGCAGCACCTGCACCTACAATAGTAGACATGAAGGCAGCTTGTGCATTACTAGGCGTAGGCAAAGCCATAAACCACATAGTGGATTGATAGAAAGAATATATATACGCTAGCATAATTAAACGAGGTACAGTACGGAATCTATCTAGTACATCTGCTATTTTATAATACCACGTGGATTCTTCTTCGTCCACCTCTGGTACTAGATCAGAAACAGAAAGATTATACTCTTTTGTGGTTTCAATTACCTTTACTTTATCTTTTTTCATGTAGCATTATTCCCATAAATCTCTTGTAATTCTTTAAATGGAATATTCAATAATCGTGAACCATACTCAAGTTGTCCTTTAGACAAAGTATTAAAATTTTTTGTATTATACTTTTTCTGTAATATTTTATTAACTTTATTAATACGAGAATTGCTAGGATTTTTTATTTGCCCAGAATAATTCATAATATCTTTACGTGTCCACATTATTTTTTCTTCCCAAAAAATTTAGTAGCACCCCTAACCCCAAAGCTAGCGGCAATTATTACCCCTAAACTATACTGATACCACTCAGGCATTTTTTCTAATTGGGTAAAGCCATTCTGTACAATCTCTTCTCCACCGGGAATAAAAGCTAAGATCAATGGTATGGAAAATAAAATTACTAGCCACTCATCTTTCCAACTATTCTGTGATCCTTTAATCGCCTCTAAGTCCCAGTCAATCTCACCAGTAGCTTGCTTTTGCATAATGGTTGCCTTAGCCTTAGCTTCAGCTACCTTAACTTCATTATTTGCTTTTGATGTAGCTAGCTGCCCTTCTAAAAAGGTACTAGCTAAACCAGCAATCGGACCTATTAATGCGCTTAGTATCATTTTTTTGTAGCACTCGCTAATTCGTATGCTTGTAAAACAGCTACAGCTTTTTTATGTTTAGCATGAAACACCACATTAACCCAACCAAAGGGTTTGGCTAAAGCTAAATATACTCTAGCTTTGTACCTGTAGTACGTAATTTTAATACACGTTTTAAACATTTTAAATATTATCCAATTTTAATTGTTTTTCTATTCTTGCATTCTTCTTTTAAGAAGCTAATACTGAGTACACCATTTTCTAATGTCGCCTCTGTTATTTTTATATTAGGGGCAATGTTAAAGTTACGAGTAAACACTCGCTGTGCTAATCCACCATAGTGAAGCACTGTAGAATGTTTCGCATTGTCATTACTTTTAATAATACCTTTAACGGTAAGCTTACCATCTTCTTCAAAGATTTCAATTTCGTCTTTAGTAAAACCTGCTACAGCCATATCAATACGATATGAGTTGTTAGTTTTATCTTCAGTAAGGTTATACGGTGGGTAGTTACTTGTTGGCATAGGGGTAGTAAACAACCAGTTGTCAGCAAACCCTACAGACATTTTATGGAATAACTCTTTAACATGGGCATCCATGCGGCCCATTTGATCTTTTGCACCTATATTAGTATTCATATTTCATTTCTCCTTTTCAGCGAGTACATGTACACTCCTATTATAGCAAGTATACATATATATAATATATTATTTTACAATAGCATTGTCAAGTTTTTTATCACTTAACTTTATATTCCTGTACGTGACAGGATACTATCAGACACTCCAGCCTTCTTCAGACTTTTCCATAGGCACCCTGACGCACTCACACATTTCAGGAGTACAGTTTTTACAAGAACACTCTTCTGGACATTGATTACAGGTACAGTTTTTACATGCCATTATTTATAAATCCCACATCTTAGTTAATAGGTTAGAAGTAGTCACAGCGCGCTTACGACTTCGTGCCTTATACTTACGTTTAGGAAAGTGTTTATCTAAGAAATTTTTTGACATCTTACTTTTAGAAAACAACCCGCCTGCCCGATAATCTTTATTGACTACTTTAGCTTTAGCAGCAGCTTTATAACCCGCCTTTGTATACGGATAATGTTTATCTCCTACTTGTGGCATTAGTAAAACATCCCTCCTTTACGGTATTCTTTACGGCCATGCCTATAAGATGGCCCTATGAGGCCACCTCTTTTCATTACCATGCCTTCTTTAGGATTCCACTGACGCTGACCCTCTTTCATAATCTGTCCTACCTCTTTTTCAGTACGTGCCTTAGAGTCAATGGCCCTTTGCAGTCGTAGAATCTGACTAGTTTTTTCTTTCGCTGATAATTCTTTTCCTATACGCCCACTTTTTACACTTGTAATCATTTTCTTTAATTCGGTAATATTATGATTTTCAGCAAGATGTTTAGCTGAAACACCACGAAGTACAGGGCCGGGATCACTCTTTTGCTGAACGTGCCCTTGCCAACCAGCGCCTCTTTCTACAACACGCCCTTTTACAGGAGTACCGGGAGGTAGCTTTAAATACTGACGCAATTTATCTTCTTGGTCAGCTTTCCATTTTGCTTCTGCTACCCGTCCTTTTTCTATACGGGCTTCATTGGCTGCAGCAGCGCCTGCTGGTCGCCCATCATCTCCTTTTGCTCGTAATGCTCTTAGTTTTCTTACTCGTGCCCTATTAGCTGCATCACCTGTTAATGCTTTTACACCCGCAATAACTTTTTTAGCTACTTTTTTCTTAACCATCTTAAATCATTTCTTCTTATTCTTTTTAGCCAAACCACCTTTATTCATTACCATACCAGATGCAGAATCATACTGACGTTGACCCGAATCCATAAGATATTTCATATCCTTCTCTGTACTTTTTTTCTCTTTAGCAGCCTTAGCCTTAGCCTTAGCTGCTTTATCTTTCTTACTTTTAGCTAGCTTACGTGCTCGTGCTCTTTTGGCTGCATCACCTGTTAAATCTTTTACACCCGCAATAACTTTTTTAGCTACTTTTTTCTTAACCATCTTAAATCATTCCTTCTAATTTTAAAGCGCCTTCTACATGCGCTAACGTATAGCGAACTCCTGTGTCCGCTTCTATAGCTGCTCTCACATAGAATACATCACTCTGTGGTATATGTAGTTTAGTAAAGGAGCCAGCATGTGCAGCTACAAAGAAGTCTTCTAATACGGATTCTGAGGCTGTAGGATATAGTTTTACTGATTTTTTCACTTATGTCAATCTTTTTATTACGAAATATAAAAATAATTATACATAAAGTTATTATACCTTAAATATTATAATAGATTTTTATTTTAAGAAGGGGGAAAGTGTCACTTAAAGTGATCACTTCTGTGTTTCTTTTTTTAATATTTAAGTACTTTTGAAAACAACTAAGTGATTCACTTAAAGTGACCCTACTGTTATACCATTATTTAAATACTGTGTCAAGTAAAAAATGCATACACTTTTATGTATTTGTAATAGGACATGTGTACACACTAAGTACAAATATATTAACAGTAGTCTTCGTGGTTAACAGTCTCATTTTCCTGATCTGTGAGTATGTGTGTATATAATAACGGTGGGGGGCCGGGTGGCCCACGCCCCGCCCTGCGCACGCTATACATGGGGTATGTGTAACAATGTATGTCATGTAGCGCCACATAATATACGATAACCCGTTGTATTATAGGCATGTTATCGATACAGGCCAACTGTTGGCTTAACAGTGACAGGCATATTTGGGGCTTGTAGAGTGAAGCATTTGAGAATGGCCAAAAACAACCATGCCGATGCATATTACCTCACCACCAACCTTGGTGCTAAATACCCTATCCCCCATTCGCAAAGTCCTCTTACCTGCTACCTCGTGCGAAGCTACGCTTTCCTGCGAAGTTCACGCTAAGAGGGGAGCAGCTAATCAAAGCAAAATAACCGTTGACATCGATCTGCCAACCCCTTACGTTGTTCTTAGTGATTTTACTCTCGAACTAGTGAGAGAGTTAAATCACTTAGAACAACTAGGAGAAGTACCATGACCACCGAAACCCAAACCACCCCAATTCTCGTCACCGAAGCAATTGCAACCGAAGGCAAAGCGTTGGCCGTACTGGACAAGACCCGTGAGAGCAAAGCTCGTCGGGACTTCCGCAAAGACATCTCAGCCGATGGTGGCTTCCTATGGCGGTTAGGTTCACTGATGGTTGAGCTTCGTAAAGACTTAGACGAAGGTTCACGAGTTTCGTCCAAGCTCATCAAGGCGGCTGGCGTTGCATCAATCCCTGCTGCAAGGCGAAGCGAAGCTCATCGGCTTGTAACAACATGGGATGCAATCGATGCTTTCCTGAAAGCCAAAGGCAGCAAGGCAACGTCACTGACGTGGATATTCGCCGAGATGGACAAGCAAGCGAAGCTCGATGAAGCGGACAACAGCGAAGCTCAAAGCGAAGGTGAAGGCGATGAAGGCGAAGGCGATGCGGAACATGGTGATCCGCTTACACTGGACATGATGGTTGGCAGCTTCATTGCTCACCTGAAAGATTGCGGTTTCACGGTTGAACAAGCAATGGACGCCATGATAGAAACTCAAATGCAAGCAACCGCTTCATTAGAAGACGCTGCCTAATGACCTACTTGGGGATACCACGTAAAGCAATTTGCGTGGTATCACCAAGTCGATCATTTAACACCAACCTTGGCGCTAATCGAAAGGTAATCACATGCTAAAGAAAACTCATATAGGCAAATACACAACAGCCAAGCATATGAAAAGTGTGCGAAGTGTGTGGGATCGTATCGAACAAGACCCAGATGCAGATGTACAGGAAGCGATGGACATAGCGCATAGGGCTGACCTACATAATGCTCAGGCTATGTCGGCATGGGAACATCAGCAAATGGTGGCACGTATGCAGGACAAGCTTGCTCAATTCAAAATTAACGCCAACCTTGGTGCTAAATTGAATTGAGCAACGAAACTTGTGACTTTAAGGTTGTTAGAAACACTTATTGGGCATTGATGAACGTAAAGCTGCCTGAAATAAAGGAAATTGTAGTATGACATTAGATAACTTAATCTTAACTTTCGAATTGGTGGTGTTGGCTATTGCCATACCCGTATATATCCTGCTAAAAATGCAAGGTGCACTATGAAAAATATATTATCTAGTATATTCTTATTGATATTTAGTCTAGGCTGGCTGAATATATTCGGTGTGGACTATACATGGTGGTATGTCATAGCTATGTTTAAATGATACTAAATAACGCCAACCTAGGGAGTTACACCTATGAATTTTCAATGTGGTTTCACCACCGATCTGGACAATGGCTTGACCGTTAGTGTCCAGTACCACGATTGCGCGTATGCCACACGGGATGATGACGACAAGCTGGTCAGTGTCGAAATGGCCTGCTGGACGACAAGAAAACGCCCCGGTGAAATGAAAGATAATCGCCTATCGGGCCAATGGCTGTCTCGTGACGTATGGCCGGATGATTGCATACAAGATGACGTGCTTGGCCATTTGCCTGTGGATAAAGTCATGCATATGATGGATCAGGCTCAACAGCTTCTTTCATGGCAGGTAGATGCTTTGGCTGTGATTGCCGCCAAGAGAACCTAATTTATATTATATATATACACACGAGGCAAAACAACGCCAACCTTGGTGTTAAATTGGAGAGCTTGTTATGATGAATAAAGATATGCAAATTGTTGTACTTGATGCAATGGAGGCTTTGGCTGAGGCTATGCAGCGAAAAGCGGTTGTACTAAGCGCACTAGATAGGGATGGAGACTGGGATTTGAATGACCAAATATCTACTATATTCAATCTGCAAGAAAAGTTTGAGGAAGTGCTTAAGCGCTCTAAGAATATTCTAGGCGCATGATATACACAATATAAAATAATTACTTGAACACTTGTGAAAGTAATTATATTATATATACACACGAGGCAAATTAACCCCAACCTTGGTGCTAAATTGGAGAGCTTGTTATGATTATTTATGAAGGCCCCAGCCTACTCGACGGACAACAGATAATTGTGGTTGCGACAGGTATGCAAGCCAAGTCTAAAAATGATAAGACTGGCAGCATGATCCAGACATGGATTCTATTGCGTGATATTGATCCCCGTGAGGCTAACAAGTCTGGGGCTGACTATGCCATCTGTGGTGACTGTCCGCACCGTGGCAAAGCTACTACGGCATTGGACAAGGTGTTAGCGGCAGAACGGACATGCTACGTGATCCTATTCCAAGCGCCATTGAACGTATGGAAAAGCTTTCACCGTGGCATCTATGGCAGGGCTGTCGATAGCGAAGCTATTGCAAGTGTAGGCGATGGCAATGAGGTACGCTTAGGCTCCTACGGTGATCCTGCTGCTGTGCCAGCCTATGTGTGGAAAGCTTTG